GAAGCTGGAGGAAATCTCGCACATTGTTGACCACGTTGCAAAACTGGCGCGGGAGGCTGAGTGGCTGTACTCTGGCGACACGGGGGAGGATACTTTTACGGAACGGGTGGCAAGGATTGAGGAGAAGAAACCATGAGCAACGAGTTCTACGATCTTGGCAAACGGATGTACGAACGTCTTAAGCCAGCAGTCCCAATTGCCACGCAACGCCCGTGGGTGGGACTGACGGATGCGGAGTACCAAGCAATATTAAGGCAGCACGAAGGCGCAGGACTGCTGGCTTTTTACAATTTAGTCGAAACCCAATTGAAAAGGAAAAACGTATGACCGACAAGCAACAATTCCAAGAATGGCTGGGCCGGCAGACTGGATTTTTGCATGAACCAACAGCTTGGACTGCTTGGCTGGCAGCTACCCTCGCAGAGCGTGAGCGCAACAGGATGGAGATGAAAGGAATCATTAATACGATTGCAACCCATGCAAATGATCTTTCACACTTGGCAAACAACTTGACCCGGCAGCACGAAAAATGAATAAACCATCATCACGCACCGCTCCAGCGCATGAAATGCGCCCATCAGGCAACACAACGGCAGATGCAAGGGCCAAGGAGGTCGCCGGGTGGAAGGCCCGGTTGCCGCTCAAGGGCGAGGCAGGGCCTCCGGGTAACAACCTGTGGCAACGTCCCGTGTACGACCCCGCAAGGGACAATCGGTGAAGTGCCCAACCTGCGGCACCTACACCCGGATTTTGGAGACTCGGGTAAACCCAATTGGGGTTCGCCGCAGGTACGAGTGCGCTAATTTGCACCGATTTACAACTCAGGAAGTTTTGATAAAAAGTTCTTTTTTAAAACCACATGCAAGGGTAAACACTTAGAAGAAAGGTGTTGCAACGTTTAATCTGGTGTTACACTACCATCACTGCACCACCGCAGCACCACAGAACGAAAGCGAATCATGACCCACCCATTTGAAAAAGCAGGACTCGGCAAAGCCCCCTTTTCTTGCACGCACGTAACCGAAAACGTGTTTGCAAACGGCGACGGCACATCCAAGGCTGGCGGCTGCTGCGACTACTGCGGCACCGGCATCCGTTGGGAATTTTGGATCAGGGGAAGCATTGCTGGCGCACGCCAATTTAAAGTCGGTTGCGACTGCGTGGCCAAGACTGGGTGGGGAATCGAAGGGTTTGAGAAGATCCGGGGCGACCACACTCGCGCACGCCGTCAGGCAGGCGCAGAGTCCCGCCGTGCTGTCCGGCAGGCTCAGGTGGCCGCAGAACGCGCCCAGAGAGCCGTTGACCGCCAAGAGGCTACCCAAGCATGGCGTGATGCCAACAGCGCCGTGGTGGCCCGCCTGACGGCCTACGAGGGCACAAACAGCTTCCTGCGCGACATGATGAGCAACCTGAGCCATTGGGGCAACCTGTCCGCCCGCCAGCTTGAGACCGTCGAGTCCTGCTTTGCCGTCATTGACCGCACTGAGGCGGCCCGCGCCAACAGCCAGCACGTTGGGGCTGTGGGCGGCAAGGTTACGATCACGATTACCGTCGAGCGCATCATTGTGCTGGAGTCTCAGTGGGGTGCTACCTACATCACTATCGCTCGCGACGAGCAGGGCAACGCAGTCACGTACAAGGGCAAAACCGACATTGGCCGCAAGGGCGACACTAACACCGTCAGCGCCAGCGTCAAAGAGCACACGGTTTACAACGGCATCAAGCAAACCATCATCCAGCGCCCCAAGCTGTTGGAGGTGGCATAAGGGTTTGTCCCTATGCAAATAACAGGCAGGAACCCCACTGCCTGTTTAATTCAGGGTTACACTATCAACACTGCAATCCGCAGATAACAGCGAAGGAAAGCGAAATGAAACTTGGAACACAAACCAACAGCCTCGTGAACCACCTCTACAGCCGCATGACTGTAGGCGCACTCAAGCCTGTGGTCGGCATGGCAGCTACAACCCTGTCGTGGACTGACCGCCACGCCGCCACCGTCACTGAGGTGACGGAGCTTTGCGGTAAGCGCTGGTTGTATGAGATCCGCGTCGTGGAAGACAAAGCGCTTGTGATCGCAGGCAGCACGCACGACGGCAGCGCCACCTTTTCCTTTGTGCCAAACCCAATGGGTTACGCCAACATCTACCGCATGGACCGCAAGACCGGCGAATGGGTGTACGGTTACGTCAATCAGGACACCGGCAAGTTTAAGAAGGGCCAAGGCGGCTTGATACTTGGTCGTCGTGACCATTACGTTGACCCAAGCTTCTAAACCAAACAGGGGGTCTCGGCCCCCACAGGAGATCATCATGTACATCGCAAAGATTGAGAGCTATGTGGCTGGCATCCCCTGCATCGTCGGGGTGACTGACTACCGGCAAGTGGCCGCAGACATGAGGGCGGACAACAGTTGGGATTACAGCGGCTACACAGATTGCGAGTGGGATGTTTGTGATCGCCGTGGACGTCCAGCCCCGTGGCTGGCTAAAAAGATGTCGAGTAGCGACGAGTCCCGCATTGAGGGACAGATTGCAGAACACTTCAGTTAGGGTAAGTACCTAGTAAATATTTTATGTAGGCTACACGCTGGTGTAATTTAAGGTTACACTAGCATCACTGCAACAAGCAGGCAACCAAGGAAAACACCATGAACAAATCAGAGTCCCGCGAAGCGGCAAAGACAGTCCAGTATGGACGGGAGTTGGGTGCAGGCTACATGGCCCGCGCACTGTCCAGCCTGATCCGGAGCGCCCGGACAACCAAGAGCCGCAACGAGTTGCTCACGCTGGCTGCTGGCTTCCCCGCAGTCGTCCAGCACCCCGACTTCATCGTATGACGCAGCAAGAATTTGACAGGCTGGTCACGCTGGACATCCAGCGTCTGGTGGCCAAGGCCCAAGCAGAGTACGAGGCCCAAGTGGCCGCAAAGGACCCAAAATGAACTACAGCAACCACCACGCAGTCATGACCCGCAAGGTGGCAGGGTATGACGTCTATACCTGCCGGCGTGCCCTGATGGACTGCCACGACACGCTGAACGTCTGGGGGCAAGACATTGCCGAGGACTACGCTGTAAAGCTCTGGGCTGAGATTGATGCCCTGCGCGAGCGGCAGTTGAAGCTTGACAAGACCAACTGAAAGGAACGACCATGAACACCAAAACCTTCACAATGTTCGATATATATGACGAGATGGTTGTCGTCAGCGTCAACCCTGAGAATGCAGACTACACAAATCCCCGTGGGGAGCGGCACGGTCTGATCTACTTTGTGGCGGCAACAAACGAGTACGGTGACCGCCTGCAACACAACCGCTCTTTCCGCACCGAGGGCGAGGCCGTGGCGCTTCGCAACAAGGTCTGGCAGCACGTAGAGGCAGGCGGCAAGCTGGACGGCAAGTGCTGGACGCCCGGTCGGGCGGTGTACGGGTCTGATGCCTACGTTGCTTACGGTCAAGACGACGACTGCGCATGGGAGCGCCGGTGCGACGAGGACGAGGCAATGGGTCTGCGTTGATCCACTATATGAGGACTAGCAAGTTGACAAAGAAGATAGAGCCAGCCAAGAGGCCGGTCGGCAGGCCACCAGCGCCGCCAACCGTGCCCCTGCACATCCGCGTCCGCACCACCATGCGCGACTACTTTATTGAAATAGGCGGCACCCGTGCGTTCAGGCGCTGGCTGACCGAGAGGGCGGCGAAGGAAGGGAAAACCCTTGATTGAGGCACAAGCAAGGCCCGTGCCAAGTTGACAAAAGGGCCATAATTTCTGTAGTGCACCAATTTGGTGAAACCGCACAGAACCTCGCAGGAGGCTCGATCAGGAAGGCTCTGGTGGGGTAGTGGCTTAAAAAGATTTCGACGCCTTCTAGACCCCATTGCGGCCCTTCTAGGGGCATACGGGTTAACCCCTGATTTGTGGATAACTCGGCCTTTTTGGCCAAATTCTGTGGGGATAAAGTTCGTTTGAGGTGTGGATAAGCGGTTATGCACAGGGGTGTGGATAACAACAACCTGTGGATAACGCAAAAACGTATGTGAGCGGTCGCTTCAGAGTTGTTTGGGCCAATTCCGCTTTATATAGGGGCCAATGCAATACCCTTCAGTTCTTGTCGGGATTGAGCGATAGCGATTGACAACCTAATTGTTTGCCTACGATAATCAAGGCACACCAACCGAAAGCAGACCATGACCATCGCCCGACTCAACTACCTCCGAAACATGCTGTCCAAGTACACGACGGCTTACTACAAGTCCATCGACAGTGGCAAGGGACTGTCCAGCCGCATGTACGGGTGGATAGATGAGTACAACGATGCGCGGTACTGCCGCGTCTGGATGCTCTACTGCCGCGACAGTGGGTGTGACCCAATGCACAACGCCTACGACCTGTTCGCCTGATCAACCAACCCCGGAGCTACTTCATGAACTTTGACTACGCAAAGCGCCACGCCAACGCCATCGTGGCCCCGGTAACGCAGCATCCCAAGAGGGTTGGATGCGTGCAAATCGAGTTCCTGCGTTGCATGGTTGATCACGGGGGCTGCACCAATAGCGGCTGGACTTGGGGTGCTCACTCCCTGCACAACCGCGTATTGGCTTCGCTGGTGCGGCGTGGCTACGCCAAACTGGTGTTTCAAGGAATGTATTCGCACCATGAGATTACGGAAGACGGTCGTCAGGTAGTCGGATTAGGGAAAACCCCTAGTAAATAAACTAGACCACAGTGTAATTTAAGGTTACACTACCATCACTGCAATCAAGCAGGCAAACAGAAAGAAAGCGAATCATGGAATCACTTTTGGTCACCATTAAGACAGTTTACGGCAAGGAAATGATTTACCCCGCAAACGTGGTCGCACAAATATTTGCTGACATTGCCGGCCAAAAAACACTGAGCCGCGCCACCCTAAAGCACGCCCAATCGCTGGGCTTCAAGGTCGAAGTCAAGCAGACCGCCGCACTGGATTTGTCATGAGAGCGCCCGGACAAGTATGGCCCCCAGTATCTGTTACCACTGGCGTCATTGACGCTGATGGTTACGATTCGGCAGGTTTTGACGCCAAGGGTTATGACATTTGGGGTATTGACCGCCAAGGGTTTGACGAGACTGGCCGTTACGCCGCAGGAGATTTTGAATGATTAATTTGACCCCCCATGCCATCACACTGCGGACACCCGCAGGTGATGTGGTGTACCCACCATCAGGCCAGTTGGCCCGAGTCTCCACCATTGCCACGCTTACGGGCGCGGTGGTGGCCGGCGTCCCGGTCGTCCGCAACACCTACGGCCCGGTAACGGGTCTGGTGCGCGACTCGCACGGCATACCAGTGCCCTGCATTGTCAGCGGCATGGTGCTGGGCGCACTGCCTGCCGGTACGCCGAATGTGTACGCCCCGGCAACGGGCGCAACTGCAATCCGCGAGGGCGGTCAGGTGGTGGCGGTGACCGAACTGGTGGCAGCATAATGGATCAAGAATCAACCCTGAGCAAATGGATCATTGGTACAATGTTCGTTGCGTTTCTGGTGGCGTTATGCCTGCTGCCAGACCTTATTTAGCGAATGGAAAGCGAATGGAAACCAATTCGGTTTAAGCTGGTTACATCAAACAATACGGAGAGAGAAAATGGCAGAACGAATTTATGTCGTCCACGGGCAACAAGGCACGCGGCTAGTCAACGCAAGCTTGCGCCAGCAGGCCCTGAGCCACGTAGCAAACAAGATGTTCAGCGTCTCGGTGGCAAGTCAGACGGATCTGGTCAAGCACCTCACCGCAGGGGTCAAGGTCGAGCAGTACCTCGCACCAGAGGCGGAAGAGTAGCAAGTCGGTTACTATGCGGCAACCAAGGACAGGCCATGAAACCAGCCGCAAAGCCATCACAACGCCCCACAGCAGCCCCGAAGCCAAAAGCCAAGGGGGTGGTAGCCAAACAGCCTGTGGCGGCTCCTAAGAAGATCGGCAGACCAAGCAAATACACCCCAGAGCTTGCAACACAGATCTTCAATCGCATCTCCGCAGGAGAGCCACTACTGCAAATATGCAAAGAGCCGGGAATGCCAGATAGACAGACGGTTTACGATTGGTTGGGTCGTGACCCTGTCCTTTCCTTACAATTCACCCGCGCACGCGACGCCGGATGTGATGCCATGGCGGAGGAAGCGTTAGTGATCGCTAACACTCCGCATGTTGGGCAAAAGAAGGTGTTCAGTTCTGGGGGTGATGAGGACGGCGTGACTGTGACTGAGGAAGATATGCTTGGCCACAGGAAGCTCCAAATTGAGACCCGCCTCAAGCTGCTGGCTTGCTGGAACCCCAAGAAGTACGGCACCAAGGTGGCGCTGGGCGGGGATCCCGGGAACCCGATACAGGTTGAGGCTCAAGTGGAGGCTGATGGGTTTCTTGCTGCCATCATGAAAAACGCCGAGCTTAAGAAGCAAGTCAAGGCGCATGAGTGACATTGCGCAGATAGTCTCGGACCCGGAGGTCAAGAGGCATCTTGCGCTGGCCAGCCCTGAGTATCGGCTTGCGTGGTCGTGGAGGATGTCGTGGTTTGCGTTGCAGCATGAGCATCAGGTCCTACCGCCGGGGGACTGGTGGTCTATATGGCTGATGCTGGCTGGGCGGGGGGCTGGGAAGACCCGCACGGCTGCCGAGCAGATAGCGTGGTGGGCATACGAGCAGCCGGGCACCCGCTGGCTTGTGGCCGCCCCTACGAGCGCTGACGTCCGGGGGACTTGCTTCGAGGGCGACTCGGGGCTGATGACCATCATCCCTAAGTCACTGGTGGCGGACTACAACAAGACCGCCCATGAGCTTCGACTGACCAACGGCTCGCTGATCAAGGGCATCCCGGCATCCGAGCCTGAGAGGTTCCGGGGGCCGCAGTTCCACGGGGGCTGGTGCGACGAGCTTGCGGCGTGGGACTACATACAAGAGGCGTGGGACCAGATCCAGTTCGGCATGAGGCTGGGCAAGCGCACCCGGATGATTTGCACCACCACCCCGCGCCCCAAGGACCTGATCATTGAGTTGATCGGGCGAGAGGGTGACGACGTCGTGATGACGACCGCCTCGACCTACGCCAACCTGTCCAACCTGAGCGACAACTTCAGGAAGCAGATCCTCGCCTACGAGGGCACCAAGCTGGGCCGGCAGGAGATCTACGCCGAGATCATCGACCCCGAGGAGGGCGGTATCGTCAAGCGGGACATGTTCAAGCTCTGGCCAGCGGGTCTGCCGTTCCCCAAGTTTGAGTACATCATCCAGTCCTACGACGTCGCGACCAGTGAGAAGGCGCAGAACGACCCGACCGCCTGCATCACCTTTGGCGTCTTCAAGCCGCAGGACAGCCCCATGAGCGTCATGGTGATCGACTGCTGGCAGGAGCGCATGATGTACCCCGACCTGCGCCCCAAGGTGATCGAGGAGTACGAGACGGTGTTCGGGGAGGGCAAGGACCGCAAGCGGGTGGACCTGTTGCTGATAGAGGACAAGAGCGCCGGGATCAGCCTGATCCAAGACCTGCAACGCGCCCACCTGCCTGTCAGGGCGTACAACCCCGGACGGGCGGACAAGCTCCAGCGCCTGAACATTGTGTCCAACATCATTGCCCGTGGTCGGGTGTGGGTGCCCGAGTCGGACAACAGGAAGGGGTATGTCAAGGACTGGGCGGAGGGGTTCATCAGCCAGATCTGCTCGTTCCCCGAGACGACCCATGATGACCTTGTGGACGCCTGTACGCAGGCCCTGCGCTACCTGCGCGATGCTGGGTGGCTGGAGATTGACCCACCGCCTGATGACGCATGGGACGAGGACGACTATGCCGACACTGGCCGACAACGAAAGGTGAACCCTTATGCAGCTTGATCCCAAGGTAGAGATGTGCGCCAACCGCTTTGAGTTGATAAGTCGGTGGGGGCAACCTGTAGACAAGGCGTGGGCGCGGAGTATGTTTGAGCTTTGGCTTGCCCAGCGTGATGATGCGCCTCAGAGTTATGATGCGGCAAAGCAAACACTGGGGCAAACATGATTGACAAGATCCGGCCAATAAATTTACCCAAACTAAATCTAATGGAAACCGAGTCGGTTCCTAAGAAGCAGTCTTTGAAGGAATGGGCAGCCGCCGGGGGTGGTGTTCCTACGCAGTACAAGGGGCGTGAGCATGTCTGGCGCGGCAAGGTGAAGAGGTTTGCCGAGGGTGGCGAGATCCGCATGGGCATTGGTGGCGCTATTAAGAAGGGCATCAAGTCTGCAATTGAAGCGCCGACCATCATTGTCCCAAGCCGGTTGAGTGAAACCAAAGAAGCCATTCGAAAAAGTTCTGGGGACTATGCGGCAAGGCGGCTTGAGCGTGCGGCCGACGAGATCCCCAATCTTGAGAAGCTGTACAAGGAAGAGGCCATCCGGCGGGCCTTCACTGGCGACAACGCTAAGGCTGTGGCAACTATGAATCCAAAGGATTTCCAGAAGTACGCCAGAGAGTTGGAGAAACAATCCAGTTCCAGTGTTGGTCCGTATGCGGCGGCGATGGCCAGAAAAGGCGACATCTCCAAAGCCACTGTTTCAACTGACGAGTACATCAAGCACCTTCAACGAGTCAAGGGCGGGTTTGATGATGTGCCTTTTCTGCAACTTTTTAAAGATGAAATTGGGGTTCCATCAAAGCCCCGAATTTCCGGTCATGAGGGCCGTCACCGAAATATGGCTATGGCCGAGAATCAAGAGCCGGCAGGCTTAGTACAGGTGTTTACAAGGGGCGACTTACGCGAGGGTCTTCCTCGCCGCCATCAAGACGAATACATCAACGCTCTCAAGGACGAACTTGAATTGAGCGGGAACCTAGTGTTCCCTGAGTCCAGTCCAATGTATGGCCGACCGCCAGTTGATTTCCCTGATGTGTACGCCAAAGGCGGGGAGGTACACATGCAAAAGGGCGGTAACCCGCTTGATGAGTTCAGTCCCCCGCGCTACCGATCGGCTGGGCGCAGGCCGGAGAGCCAGAACGACCGCCGCGCTGCCGCCAACATGCCGGTGGACTTTGCCCGTGGCGTGGCCTCCGGCGTTCTTGGAGCCCCCGGCGACATCGAGTCGCTAGTCCGCATGCTGCCCGGCCTTGACAAGCGCACAGTGCTCCCAACGTCTGAGGACATTGAGAAGCGCATTCCTCTGCGCTCAGACACGCCTGCCGGGCGAGCGGCGTCCGGGCTGGGGATACTAGGCGGAGGGTTCTACACTGGCCCCGGAGCGCCCATACGGCTTGTTGGTGGCATACCGCAGGCGGTCTACAAGGCCGGCAAGGACTTTGTTAAAGCTGCTGGGCAGCCTGTTTCTAACGTTGTTAAATCAGCGGGAGGCAACTGGCTAACTGGTAGTGTTGAAAACGCTATGAAAACCTTGCAACAGGCAGAAAACCTTGACCGGCCAGAACAAGCCAAAGCCTTGAACAAATGGATTAACAGCAACCTGACCAACTACGTTAAGAAGCAGATGGGTACGCCGGAAGATCCGGTGCGCAAGTTAGCCGAAGAGGGTATTACGCACTTGCCCAAAGATGCGCCTATGTCGCGATACCTTGACAATGTTTGGGAACGTAGAGAATTAGCTGGGTTTCCACGCCATCAGGGGACATCTCGCCAAGCGCAAGTATGGGAATCTCTTGCTGATGAGGCAATAAAACCCAAGCGACTTGGCGACCCTATACGCACTGGGAATACAGGCGGCATGACCATGCGCCAATTGATTGAGAGTGAACCGGGCGGTAGCTGGGCAACAAAAGCGCCAGATACGCAAATGGTGAATGAGTTACAGCGCCCCGGAACCAACAGTACGCAATCTATTGCGCCAATGCTTGGATTTGACCACATTCGGGATGTGTTGCGACACGACTTGGAGGCTGGACTTATTCGTCCTGAGCAACTGAATAAGGTCAACATGGAACAGGCGGTAAAGCGAA